ACACCACCACCTTCTTTACCAAATAACTTTCCTCTAACTTCAGTCCTTTCTTGTTGACTCAAACCACTGTTAGACATGTATTGTGAAAAAGCAGCTTTAAGATCTATATCTTCTCTACGAGCACGATATCTTATATCATATACAGCTTGACGAATTCTTTTTGCAGAACCTTCTTCTACAGAACCACCACCACCACTTCCACCCTTTTTAGCTTCAGGTTTTTTTGCAGATTTTGCTGCAGGTTTACCAGAGTCACCACTTTCAGCTTTAGCTGCTGGTGCAGGAGCAGGAGAATGTTTTCTCGCTGGTAATTCTTCAACGATATTTTTGCTCATTGGAAAAATTTCACTACTTTTTTCTTACCTTGTATTTATTTATGAATTGTATACCCCAAGCACTTCCAGGAACTAAACTCTGAACATAGTTAAAATGTGCATCAGTACCAACTAAACGTTGATCTGCAGGTACACCAGATGTAGTAGTACCATTAACTACTGATTCTGATACGTCCTTAATCCACGATTTAAACATTATATCTTCTTCAGTAACACAAATTAAATGATTAGTACCTCTACGAATAATTCTACCAATTAATCCTGTAGTTACATCCTCAACTCTAGTACCTATATCAAAAATCTCTTTAGTAACATATGCTTCACGAAGATTCTGTGGATCTTCTTTAGGAGCTATTTCCCAAATATTCCAACACTCATTAACCTTTTCAGCACCCATTGCTTGACGAAGACCAACAAAATAATCTTTTGCCTCCTTTCTTTTCATTAAAGGAACCAATTCCATAGCATATAAAGGTTCCCCCTTTTTATCAACTAATGGATCACCTGTCTTTGGATCTGTTTCTACTATTGGTTCTCCAAATTCATCCTCTGCTGGAACTTCTTTATGAAGATTTTTGTAGAAAGATTTAAAATCATCCTCTAATGCAGCTAATCTCATTCTAGAAGCAGAATATCCTTCCGTACCTTCAGAATCATCATCCCTTACACCCGATGAAATAGTTTGTAATTTATCAAACTGATATAATGAACCGTTATAATTTTGAGATAACTTGTCAAATTGTTTTACTCTATCATCTCCAGCAACAATATTTACATTTGTATATCCATCATTATGAGCTTTCTTTAATACATCAAAAATAGTATTATGACTAGGATCGTTTACAATCTTTGCACTATGATCAGGAAACAATGATCTCATTGTAGAAACCTTTGAATCAGCATCAAAAGGATTTTTCTTAGGATCATTAGTACGAGAAGGAACAATCACATAATCATCACCATCACCTTCTACAGATTGTGATGCAATATCCATTAACTTTCCATGACCCGCATGTGGTGGATTAAATCTACCAAATCCAATAGTTAATGTTCCTCTTGTTTTAGGTACAGGTGGAGGACCTGCTTTTAAATCTGGACTCTGAACTTGAGATTGAATAGCTGCTTGTTGTTCTGCTGCAGCTTGTGCTTCTACTTCTTCTGGAGAAGGTTGTGCCTGTTCACCTTCAGGTGGAACTTCCATCTTAGATGATGAAAGATTTCTTTCCTTTTCAGATTGTGCAGGATCTTGTTGACCTATTTTTTGTCTCTTATTATAAAACTTTAAAGTTCCTTTTACAGTCTTTGCTACAAACTCACCAGTTTTTCTATCATACCATCCACCATGATTATCACCTTCCAATCCCAATCTAGCTGCCTGTTGAGATGCAGTGGTTTCGGTTAAAAATTGTAAAAAAGATTTCATCAGTTCTGTATTAATTTCAGTTTAATAGATTCCTTATTAATAATAATGTATTGTAATATTTCATTAACCTTTACCTTATATTTATCATCTTTTTTATCTGTTAAGCATAAATGCACAAAAAGAACAAAAGATTCAAATAAATCGCCACGAACTTTTTTTAATTTTTTAAACTCGGAAAGGAGTTGTTCTATTAAATTATCCATTAGTTATATGTTTGATCCGTTCTAGCAGAAGCAAATTCTTTACTTCTTTCATCAACCTTAAACATTCCAGCAAGGGCTTCCAAATAATGTCTTGGATACATTGAATATGTTTTTGGATCATTCTTTGTTTTATTTGATTTATTTTCCCATTTGTATCTAAATTGCATAACTGGTTCAGATATACCTTCTGCTCTTATAAGAATGCTAGGATAATCAGTTTCACGATACTCTACGTTATAATTTAATCCTACCAAAAGTTGTCTAAAAGTATCATCAATTCTAAGTATTTTTCCTCCAGTATATACTGTATCACCACCAATACTTTTACTTAACAATTTTACAACATCAAGATCAACTCCATTACTAAATCCTTGAACAATATAATTTGCAAAAAGTTGATTTGGAAAATTTCTTTGTAACTGATCTGCAGCATCTCTATATACCCCTTTGGCAGCATTTGATATAATTGGTGGTATATTAGTTGCTACCAATGCAGATCTAGTTGCATATTTTTTCTGAAAAATACCTTCATCCAAATAAGTTTGCATAGAAGTTTGCCATGCAGTTCTGGCAGTTTCAGATATAGTAATACCCAATTGAGAAAATAAAGTTTCAAATTGCTCCCATTCACCACCACTAACCTGTGCAAATTGTTCACCACCAGGAACCTTACAAGAAACTGCAAATGGTGGAACATCTCTTAATTGTGGATCTGTAGTTGATATTGAAACAGTACAGTCTGCTTTTACAGTTCTCTGATCTACTAATCCATCAGCAGTAATATTAATAGTATCAACTATTCCATTAAATGCAGCTTGCCTAACCTTGAAATTCAACATAGAATGTTGATTAACAATAGCAGCAGATGCTGTAAGAAAATCATTTATTTCCGCATACTGACCATTCATATTAAGAATAAAATTATTAACAGCTCTCGGAACACCAATAGAGACATTTAAAAAGTCAGATACTGGTGCTTCAAACCATACATCAGGTTCTGTTGATGTACTATAAGACTTAGTTTGACCACTTGAAGAATATAAATTACGTAACATATTACCAACATCAATACCAGTAACACGAGGCAATGTTTTAATCTCTTCCCTTTTAAGAGAAGGATCTTTAGACATCATCATTTTTTTATATCTATCAATACTTCTTTGAGCTCTATTTAAGTCAACAAATCTTTTATAAAATCTGGCAGCAATAGCAGCTGCCCAGACAGCTTCAAATACATATCCCCTATTAGCACGAGATCTTGTAAGTTGTGTCCTACTGCCTAACACCATAATACTTTTTTCAAGTATTTATTTACAGATCCCCTTCCTTTCTGTTCTCTGAATAATGTACGTCAAACTCACCACCAGGATATCTTGCCTTTAACTTCTCTACATTCATCTCAATGATTTCATTGAAATCTGTATCAAGTGCCATACATGCCTGAGCAACATACCACATTATATCTCCAAGTTCTCTTTTCATATGAAAGATGTTCTCATCATTCACAGGCTTACCTTGGAATACCATCTTCTTTACTACTTCAGTAAACTCACCACCTTCAGCACAAATGCCAAGAGCAGCAGTTAGTAAACGATGAACAGGGATTCCATCAGGATCTTTCTGTATCTCAAAGCATCTAGAGTTAAACGAAATATAATCATTCGATTCTTTAGATGTTACTGCGTCTACAAACTCAGTATATTTTTGGGTATCTACTTGTTTAGTCATATTTAAAATTGTTGTAAACCGTTTTCTGGTAGGTAAAAATCATATTCTTCAGGTTCAAAAGGAAGTCTTTCCTTTGCTTTAGGAAGACCTTGTTGACCAGGCAATTCTCTTTCTCTTGTTGCTGTTACATCAACTGTTTGATCTAAGATGGGTGCATTGATTTTATGATAAGTAAATATCTCATTTTGATTTTCTCTATGTAACCATAAAGTTTTGATGGCATACTCTTCATGACTACAATCACAATACTGCTCACCACTCTCATCATAAACCCTATAATAGGGATACTTAATTGAATTTGAATCCTGCAAATGACTTTTTAGGTGTTTTTTCTTCATGTGGATTATACTCTTCTTCCTTTCCACTGTCAAGGATATCCTCTTGTGCTTTTTGTTCAACATCATATAATCTCATCTTTGCCCTATCAATACCCACTACAAATCTCTTGAAGATAGTAGGATCGTTATACCTATTCTTCAATTGCTTCACCATTATCTGATTTAATCCTTCCAGTTCCTCAGTAGATATGAGAGCGAACATAAGGTCAGCAGTAGCAGGGAGTCCAAAGGATTCTGAAGTGTCAGTAAGGTCAACATCGCTAGAAGCGAAACCAGAACGAGTAGTTTGAGTAGCACTAACAATCGGGAGATTACTTTCGACAGCCAACCCCCGAAGTTCTTCCGCAATCGCCTTGATGAACGAGTAGGAATTGACAGAGGCGTTTTGACGATATCGTGAACTAGCACAGATGTTAAGGTAGTCTATGAA